AATGGGCATGCCCTTGGCGTAGTAGAGGCTTCAATCACTCCGTTCCTGGCTGGCAACGGCGGCAGTGAGTACCAGGCAAAGCCGCGTCCTCTGGATAAACCCGTGCACACCATCCTGAAGCAGTCCCGTGCATGCGTTGTTGCGCCGGTTATCGCCCGTCAGTTTGGTGCCAGTGTTGGACACCGGGCTGACGAACCGAGCGCGACGATTACTGCTGGTGGCGGTGGTAAATCACAGCTGGTAACGCCAACCCTGATCCAGATGGGCTATGGCGAACGCCCAGGGCAACAACCGCGCATCCTCCAGCTGGAGAACCCGCTTGGTACCGTCACCGCCGGCGGTAATAAGTTTGCGACGGTCAGTGCGTTTCTGGCGAAGCATTATGGCGGCAATTACACGGGGCCGGGCGTGAGTCTGGATGAACCATCGCACTCTGTTACTACTGTTGATCACCATGCAGTTGTTGCGTCTCACCTGGTGAAGTTACGTGGTACCTGTCGTGATGGTCAGATGATCGACTCTCCTATGCCGACTATCACCGCTGGTGGTCAGCATGTTGGCGAGGTACGGACATTTCTCGAAACTTACTGCGGTGAAAGCGAGGATGAATGGCTGGTAACGATAGAAGGGGTGAAATACCAGATCGTTGATATTGGCATGCGTATGTTGCAGCCTCACGAGCTTTATCGTGCTCAGGGATTTCCAGCAGGTTACATCATCGATCAGGATTATCGTGGCAAGCGCTACGCAAAGGATAAGCAGGTTGCTCGTTGCGGTAATGCTGTGCCTCCACCTTTCGCAGAAGCTCTGGTACGGGCAAATCTTCCAGAAATGTGCTCAGAGCAACAGCGGGAGGTGGCGTGAAGGCGTTACTCAAGCCGGACATCGCCCGAGGTCTGGGCGTTGTTTTACTGAAGCCAGGCAGTGAGCTGATGAGCCTCTTTCACCAGGGGCGTATTCTGATCGAGCCAGAGCCAAAATCAATGTCACACCTGCCTTCGGGCAGGGTGCCAGATGCGCGACAACCTCTGGCAGAAGATAAATCCCTCGAGTCTTTTTTTACTGATGAGCGCGTTATTAAAGCTACTGGTGGTCCGGCGGCGCTGGAGGCGTGGTTATTGCGCAGGTTTAAGCATTGCCAGTGGCCACACTCCAATTATCACCACGCTGAACTGGTCACAATGCCGTATCAGCCTGGCGCAATTTTGCTGTGTTGGCATTGTGATAATGAGTTGCGGGATCAGTCTACAGAACGGCTGTCGGCGCTGGCGCGTAAGAACGTCGTTGAGTGGGTTGTTGATTCGATATTGATGTCGCTACGGGCTGGTAAAGATCGTGAGCTGTCTATTGCAGAACTGTGCTGGTGGGCCGTGTATGCCGGGGTGGCAGATGCAATTCCGGAAAGTCTTGCCGCCAGAGCACTTAAGCTACCGTATGAGCCATTCCCTACCGTCTACAAAGAAAGCAGCATTATTGCCGCAGACAACAGGCCAACCGTTGCCCTGCAGGGGAGGCTCAAAACTGCAGGGGTATTTAAAAGACGCAGGCTGCAAGCAAACCAGCAGGAAGCGCAGGAACAGCAGCCGCAGATATTAGCGCTGCGCGCGGATCCAGAGTCGCCTGAATCTTTTATGCTCCGGCCAAAGCGTCGGCGCTGGACCTGTGAAGACTATACCCGGTGGGTTAAAGCTCAGCCCTGCGCTGGATGCAGAAGGCCAGCTGATGATCCCCACCACATAATCGGGAATGGTATGGGCGGTACCGCCACCAAGGCCCACGATCTCTTCGTGTTCCCTCTGTGCAGAGAGTGTCACGACGAGCTTCATGCCGATGTAGCGGCGTTCGAGAAGAAACACGGTTCGCAGCTGCAGTTGCTGTTCCGCTTTCTGGATAGGGCGCTGGCAGTCGGAGTAATAGTAAATAAGTAAGTGTATGGAGTTGAGAATGACACCGCAGCAACGTCGTAAGTATCTTAATGCCTTTACCACAGTGGCGAACGCCACTCATAAACGCTATCTGGGGAAGTCCGTATTACTTACAGGTATTCAGGCTGGCTGGATCAAATCACTCCTTTGTGTATGGGGTGATGGGGTGCGTGGTGATACTGCACCACGTAAACCAACAGGGCATTCGTGCTGGAATGTCATCCGTGGCAAAAACTGGTCCGACAAAGCTCTTGGACGTTTCACTGCTGCGCTGAATCAGGCGAGAGAAGAGGGTTATCGTGGAGAGCAGACTATGAAACGTGCCCGCTCAATTCTTTGGCCTGAACCGCAATCCAGTTTAGTCGATGAGGCTATGAGCGCTGATGATGTCGAATTTGTTGAGGAGGCTGTGCTGCAGGCGTTCGAGTTGTCCGATCCCGTTTACGTTGTTGGTTGCCAGTATTACACCACCCGCAAAAAAATGTCGGATATATCCAGAGAGCTGCAGCGTTTAGCTCCATGGTTGACAGACAGAGAGGCCAGAGAGCGTGTGCGTTGGTGTCTTGAGATATTCCGGGCAAAGGTTTTTCTATCTGTGCGCCGGGGTCTGGAGAAAGTTTCATGACGCCGCCAAATTTAGCAATAAGTGCTATTTTTCTTGTTAAACATTGAAAACGCGTCAAGAAATTAGATAATTCATTCATGCTTGGCAGAGCTGCGCCGCGATGGCAGCGAGTCTAAGCGACAATTTGATTATAACGAGAGCCCCGCAAGTCGGGGCTTTTGCTTTCCGGCGATACGACAGGGGTATTCGCGAAGGTGCATAGCACCAGTACCCCTGTCATATCGGCGGTTGTCATAAGACCTTATTGTTGCAAGGGTAGTTTCGCTTAGGTATCATCGCGCTCCCGGCCCTTTAGCTCAGCGGTTAGAGCGTGCGACTCATAATCGCCCGGTCGTTGGTTCAAACCCAACAAGGGCCACCAAACCGCCACTAGCTCATCGGGAAGAGCGGCAACCCAGGTGTTGTGGTACGGGGTTCGAGGCTCCGGTGGCGGACCACTGCCGACTTAGCTCAGTAGGTAGAGCAACTGACTTGTAATCAGTAGGTCACCAGTTCGATTCCGGTAGTCGGCACCATATGCGGGCATCGTATAATGGCTATTACCTCAGCCTTCCAAGCTGATGATGCGGGTTCGATTCCCGCTGCCCGCTCCAGTTTAAGCTTTTCGGTCTGCGATGATGGGGTCCCCGGAGTGACTGAAAAGCGACCCAGTTTTGAATGGGCGCTGCTTTTTGCAAAATTGCTGTGTGAAAATACTGACCTTTGGGTTCAGCGCTCATCCAAAAGCATCTCGTCAAAATCCAATTAACCTCGGGTGGTTTGTTGGATGAGGTGCCTCAAATTCAAATAGCCTCGCTTCGGCGAGGTTTTCCTTTTCTAAGGCTGCCATCCGGTGGCCTTTTTTATTCCCTCCACACTGCACCCGCACACAGCGAGGTGAGAGACGATGAAAATGAACGATTCAGGGAACATCTTCACGCAGTTCTTCGCGTGGGTAGCAGCTGTTGCGTCTGCCATTGGATTTACCACTCAGGATCTGGTGTTCATGTTCTTTGGCGCAGCCGGTCTGCTTATCTCGTTAGCCTCTTACCTTAGTGGGAGGGTGGATGCGCACCGCAGGCGTAGAGAAGACGAGAAACGCACAAAAATGGTCAATGACTACCTGAAAGGGGTCGGTGACAAACCCCTTCACGAACGCCCTGCAGCTGCAAGCGTGGTCGTTGAGGCGTTACAAAAGGAAGGTGAGTAATGGGGAATCGGGCGAAATTGAGCGCAACTGTTCTTGGGTTGGTTCTTGCTGGCGCATCTGCACCGACAATCCTCGATCAGTTCCTGAATGAGAAAGAGGGGAATAGCCTCACTGCATACAAAGATGGTGGAGGCATCTGGACGATTTGCCGTGGTGCCACAATGGTTGATGGCAAACCGGTGGTTCAGGGCATGAAGCTGACTCAGGCGAAATGTGACCAGGTAAACGCCATCGAACGGGATAAGGCGCTTGCGTGGGTTGAACGTAATATTCACGTTCCCCTAAGTGCTCCACAGAAGGCTGGGATTGCTTCCTTTTGCCCCTATAACATCGGGCCGGGAAAATGTTTCCCTTCCACTTTCTATAAGCGCATCAATGCTGGTGACCGGAAAGGGGCCTGTGAAGCTATCCACTGGTGGATTAAAGACGGTGGGCGTGATTGCCGCCTGACCAAAGGCCAGAAGAACGGCTGCTATGGTCAGGTGGAACGTCGCGATCAGGAAAGCGCTCTGGCATGCTGGGGGATAGACCAGTGAAACTTAATCTTTTCCCAGTCGCGATTGTCATCATTGCTGGACTGTCAGTCGCACTCGTTAAAAGCTGTTCAGACGCCAGCAGCCTGCAGAGTGATAACGACGTTCTGAGAAGCGACAACACTTTGCAGGGGCAGGTGATCGCCACTCAGGCATTCAACTTCAATCGGTTCAATCAGGTTGCAGAGCATGCCAACAGGCTTAACTCCATGATTGACATCAGCACCGAAGAAACCGTAATCGAATACCGGGAGATTCTCCGCCGTGAAAAGACCTGTGATCTGCCTGTTCCTGCTGATGTCGCTGGTGGGCTGCTCGAATACGCGCACCGTTTACGTGCCAGCGCCATGCACACCGATACCAACAGACCTGACGCAGCCGATGATCGTTCCGCTTCCGCCAGCTCAATGACGTACTGCCAGGCGGTTTTGTGGATAAAGCCTCTGCTGGCCGTGGTCGAGAAGGGTAACAATAGACTGAAAGCAATAAGGGAAATTGAGCGGAGTAATTGATAGAAGATGGGTTTAGAACATTTTCGGGTTCACATTATGTAAACATTTGCTATATTGCTTCTGATGCCAGCAGCAGTTTTATCATACAAAAATCATTTTTAATCGTGTTGGCAGTTTTATTTTGACTACACGGAATGATCTTATGTCAGAAGTAGCTGTTGAACTGGATGAGAATTCTTGGCCCGACTTTTTCCCCGTTGGAGTGCCGCCTAAATCAGCTGTCGAAGCAGAGGGTGAGTTCTACCGTTTGGTAAGGGCAAATCCCCCAACCCCAGCTTGTTTTCTCTCTACACATGAAGAATATCCTCAACGACACAAGAAGTGTCGTGGAGAAGCGCTTCAATGCGTCTATGGGACATCATTTTTCTCAGAATCACGCGGGGCCACAGACGCAAAAGCTAAGTTTCCTGCGGCTCTTGGTAATCGACTTGTTGCTAAAGGCCAGGTCAGTTCTGTTTTTGGGGTGATGAAAAAAACATTCGCCGACCCTGCTCACTATACCATATGGCTCAGGCGTAATACTTCTATCCATGAACAATTTCAATGTATTGGAGAAGGCGTATGAGTAACGTGTTTCTGCCTAATACAATGATGGGAACTCTATGTTACAAGAGAGTTTATGAGTTCTTCGAAGAGCCTCGCTTCTTCTCGGTAGAAAATGAAGTGAGCACCCTTTTTATCGTTTACTGGATTGGCGAGGATGATGAGTGTGATAGTTGGTACATCATACCAATCTCCCCAAGTCGGTTAGAATTGATTGAGAGAAAAAGAATATGTATTCGAGATGCTCTGACTAATCAGGAGCAAAGTTTCTTCTATGAAGCTCGAATTCCATATGATCGATCAAATCAAGTGTCTTGGCTGAAAAAAGATTTAGCTGATATATTTGAAATACCTTTGCCTGTGTCTGAACTATATATAAGTTCGGTTGTTCCAGTTATGCCAAGTGGAAAACTTGGTGAAGCTATTACATATTCAACTCATGAGATTCATTTAGAAAAAAGCTCCAAAAAAGGAGCGAAAAACTTAGTCTTAAGTCATGTGTCAAATGTATGTGACAGGTTTAGTGATCTTTATGACAGAATGCTGGAAATGGCAAAGTGTAAAGATAAATTGCGTCCTGTCGATGCAAGGCCAGGTTCCTTTATAATCTCTTTTAAAGCAGAGGAATTACATTCCTTTGAGGATGTTTTTAAAGAGCTAAGCAGACTGATAGAGCTGAGAGCGGATATAATGCCTTTTGTTTTTGAAAAGGGTATAGACGTTCAAGCTTTAAAAGATCTTTTACAATCCATAGTAGAAACAGGCACTAATATGGAGCTCAATAGCAACCAGACAGGTGAGTTAGTGCTTGTAATCACAAAAGCTGGTGCTGAGTTCTATTTGAAAAATCTTTCTCGTCTTTCCACCTTATTGGTAGGGGGACATCAGATTCCTCAAGCAGATGTTCTGGAGACTGTATATAAAATAGTAGAAATTGTTTGGAGTGGCGAGCCACTCACTCCAGTTAATACTGGATTACAAGATAGGCATATCTACTATTATAAGCATGCCGCTAAAGTTTTGGGATTACTGGATAGCTTTGGCAATGTCACGACCTCCGGTCAACAACTGGTACAAAGTGATGAGTTGACTAGGCATAAAATTGCGGCAAGGAAATTTGAAGTGAGTCATGTTGGTTGGGCTTGGATAAATTGGGCGAACGTTGAACATTTATCTCAGGTTGACCACGACAGTGCTTTAGAATTCTTACTGGAACAATGCCACTCTTTAAGCCGTGATACTATCGAGCGACGGGCTACCACTATTAAACATTGGTGCCGGGAACTGAAAAACCATTACACCCCTTTGTAAACGGGTAACAACTTCAATTTAAAATCAAAACCACCAGCATCTTCTGGTGGTTTTTTTATAACACTTTCTTGTAATTCTTAATGGGTCCTCCTGGCGATTCTGAACACCGAGGGGGCGAGGACACGCGGAATAAGCCAAATTTTTGCATTTTTATCGGCCATCACCACCACTTCAATTCATTGAAACATCGGGATAAAAATTTTTCCGGTGTCGATTCTGTTTGTTTTTTGTTCATCACTGGAGCCATTCATGGATCATGAATTAAAGCGACTGCAGCTTAACGTCAGCCAGCTGGCTGCCTTGTCCGGTGTGCATCGCCAGACTGTGTCAGCCAGGCTGAAAAATGTCCGTCCTGCAGGTGGCAACGACAGCAACCTGAAGCTGTATGGTTTGACGGATGTCCTTGCTGAGCTGATGAAAATGCCTGCCCCGGTAGCTGAAGGGGAAATGGAGCCTCAGGACCGTAAAGCCTGGTATCAGTCAGAGCGTGAAAGGCTGAAGTTTGAACAGGAAGTAGGAGAGCTTATTCCCGCTTCAGATGTTGCCCGTGAGTTTGCCGAAATGGCGAAGGCCATGATTCAGGTTCTTGAGACCTTGCCGGATATTTTAGAGCGCGACTGTGCGCTTAATCCTGCAACGGTTTCCCGCGTCCAGTCGATTATTGACGATCTCCGCGATGAAATTGCCCGGCGGGTCATGAGCGACGAAGAAAAAGCAGAGGAGGACATCCCGGAGGAGGAATAATGTCGGCACTGGCGACCGCCCTCACATTGAAACGTGACACCGGACACCTGATTAAAGCGCCACGCAGAATGCCTGTATCAGTGGCGGTAGCAAAATATATGCGTGTCCCCACCTCCGGAGGTAATTCCGTCCCCTGGGATCCGATGGTGGCGCCTTATGTTCTGGAACCAATGGACTGCCTGGCATCCCGTGAATACGACGCCGTGATATTTGTCGGACCTGCCCGAACGGGTAAAACAAATGGTCTGATTGACGGATGGGTGGTTTACAACATCGTCTGTGATCCGTCCGATATGCTGCTGGTGCAAATGACGCAGGATAAGGCGCAGGAGCATTCAAAAAAGCGTCTTGCACGAACATTTCGCTGCAGCCCGGAGGTCAGAAAAAACCTGAGCCCCCGGCGTAATGACAATAACGTTCACGATAAGTATTTCCTTTCAGGTAGCTTCCTGAAAATTGGCTGGCCATCCATCAATGTCATGTCGTCATCAGATTTTAAGTGTGTGGCGCTGACGGATTATGATCGATTCCCTGAAGATATTGATGGTGAGGGCGACGGCTTTTCCCTGGCCTCAAAACGTACAACCACTTTCATGTCCGCCGGGATGACCCTGGTAGAGAGTTCTCCGGGGCGTGATATTCGTGACAGCAAATGGCGCCGCAAGTCTCCTCATGAAGCGCCACCGACGACCGGTATTCTTTCCCTGTATAACCGTGGCGATCGCCGCCGCTGGTACTGGCCGTGTCCGCACTGCGGTGAATATTTCCAGCCAGCCATGGAGGCCATGACCGGCTACCGGGATGAACCGGATCCGGTAAAAGCCAGTGAGGCGGCCCATCTGCTTTGTCCGCACTGCAGCAGCATTATCACAGCGGATAAAAAGCGCGAGCTTAACGGTGTTGGAGTCTGGTTGCGTGAAGGTCAGAGTATTGACCGTGACGGCAACATTTCCGGTGAGCCACGCCGCTCCCGTATCGCCAGTTTCTGGATGGAAGGCCCTGCAGCTGCGTATCAGACCTGGGCGCAACTGGTCTACAAGCTGCTGACCGCTGAGCAGGAGTACGAGGCCACGGGAAGCGAAGAAACCCTCAAGGCGGTGATCAATACCGACTGGGGTCTGCCGTATCTGCCGCGCGCTGCCAGCGAACAGCGGCGCGCCGATGTTCTGATGCAGCGGGCGGAGGATTACGGTAAACGCCTGGTCCCGCCGAAGGTGCGTTTCCTGCTGGCGGCCGTCGATGTTCAGGGCGGGAAAAAGCGCCGTTTCGTCGTGCAGATTATTGGCTATGGCGAGAACGGCGAGCGCTGGCTGGTGGATCGCTACAACATCCGCCAGTCGCTACGCTGCAATGAGCATGGCGAGGCAGAGCCGATCCATCCTGGCGCGTATCCTGAGGACTGGCAACTGCTGGTCTCCGATGTGCTGGAAAAAACCTATGCGCTGCAGTCTGACCCGGTGCGTCGTATGCCGGTGCTGGCGATGGCCGTCGACAGCGGCGGTGAAGAAGGCGTAACGGACAACGCTTATAAATTCTGGCGCCAGTGCCGGCGCGATGGCCTGGGTAAACGTGTTTACCTGGTCAAGGGCGACAGTACCAGGCGCCAGAAAATTATCACCAAAACCCACCCGAATAATACCGAACGCAGCGACCGCCGTGCTGATGCGCGGGGCGAGGTGCCGGTGTATCTGCTGCAGACCGACCTGCTTAAGGACCAGCTCAGCAACAATCTGGACCGCGAAACCCCAGGTGGCGGATACATCCATTTTCCTGACTGGCTGGGAGAGTGGTTCTACGAGGAGCTGACCTACGAAGAACGCGGCGTGGACGGCAAATGGCGAAAACCCGGTAAGGGTGCCAACGAAGCCTTTGACCTGTTCTGCTACGCCCACGCCGTGGCGGTCCTGCGCGGTTACGAAAAAATCCGTGACTGGGAAAAACCGCCGGCATGGGCGGAGCAGCAGGATCTGAATCCAAATATTTTTGAAGGGGAACGCCCCCGGGAGATAACCGTGAAAAAAACAAAACCTGTTCAGACGCCAGTTAAGGCTGAGCCTGAAAAGGACACCGCTCTCTCCGGCAGCTGGCTCGGGTCTTCCGGTAAGGGAGGCTGGTTGTGACGAAAGATGACATCTGGAAAACGCTCCTGATGGTGCGCCAGGCCTACCAGGATTCACTGGACGGCAAGAGCATTTCGTTCACCGGCGTGAACGGTCGCGCCATTACCAACCACGATCCAAAAGCGTTGCGCGAAGAGCTTGACTACTGGGAGCGGCGCTGGCGGACGGTTAACTGCCGCGGCGGTTCGTACAAACTCGCTAACTTTCTGTAAGGCGTTCTATGGGGATTTTTGAAAAAACACTGGGTGCGCTGGCGCCGGGGTGGGCGGCGGCACGCGCGCGGGACCGTCTCCGGCTCAATGCTTATGAAGCGGCAAACCAGTCGCGCCTGCACAAAGCGAAAAAACAAAGCCAGTCAGCGGACACCTCTGTATTTGCTGCAGGTCAGTCCCTGCGGGAGCAGGCCCGGTGGCTTGATGAAAACCACGACCTGGTGATCGGCCTGTTCGACAAAATGGAAGACCGGGTTATCGGTGCCCACGGAATCCATGTTGAGCCCCAGCCCCTCGATCTGGAGGGAAACCTCCATTCCGATTTCGCCGGGCAGCTCTCGGCGCTCTGGGCGGAGTGGTCCGTGCGTCCTGAGGTGACCGGCATGTTTACCCGCCCGGAGGCTGAACGTCTGCTGTTACGGTCTGCTCTGCGCGACGGGGAAGTGTTCACGCAGCTGGTCAGGGGAAACGTACCCGGCCTGCAGCATGCCACGTCGGTACCGTTTTCTCTGGAAATGCTGGAGGCGGATTTTGTGCCGTTCAACCTGAACAGCACCGCCGGTCAGCAGGTTCGCCAGGGCATCATCGTGAACGACTGGGGGCGTCCCGTCGGATACAGGGTTTACAAATACCATCCGGCAAACATGACGCGGTTCAGTGCTGAGCTAAAAACTGTTTCAGCAGAGAACATGCTACACCTCGCGCAACGCAAACGCCTGCACCAGCTGCGGGGTATCAGTCTGATCCACGGGGTCATTACCCGTCTGTCCGACATTAAAGATTATGAAGAGAGTGAGCGCGTGGCCGCCCGTATTGCCGCTGCGCTGGGCTTCTATATCAAGCGCGGCGATGCGCAGTCCCTTGGCGATGACGGTGAATTTTCAACGCCGGGTGGTCAGCGTCACTACGATATCGCGCCGGGCATGATTTACGACGAACTCCGCCCCGGTGAAGACCTTGGCATGGTGGAGTCAAACCGCCCGAACGTTCACCTCTATGAATTCCGCAACGGACAGATGCGGGCTGTGGCCGCAGGTACGCGCGGCAGCTATTCCAGCATCGCACGGGACTATAACGGCACCTACAGCTCCCAGCGACAGGAGCTGGTGGAAAGCTTCGAAGGGTACAACGTCCTGCAGCAGTGGTTTGTCGGTCAGCACAGCCGTCCTGTGTACCGGGCATGGCTGGCGATGGCGCTGCTGAGCGGCGTTGAAGTCCCGCCGGATGTGGATCCGAATTCTCTCTATAACGCGCTTTATCTCGGGCCGGTGATGCCCTGGATTGATCCGGGGAAAGAGGCGAACGCCTGGAAAGCCATTGTGCGTGGTGGTGCCGGTACTGAAGCGGAATGGGCGCGGGCCAGGGGGAAAAATCCTCAGGAGGTTAAGCGCCAGCGACTGCGTGAAACCGAATTTAACCGTAAACACGGGCTGGTGTTTGATTCCGACGCCGCCAATGACAAAGGAGCGATGCCAGATGCAACGGCAAAACCAGACGATACCCGGCGTGAGCCGGACGATGATGATTAACCCCCGCGCCAGTCTGGCGGGTGTCGATGCGGCAAACGGCCAGTGCTGGTATGAAATCCGCGCGCTGGCCGCAGGTCGCGTCGAAATCTTCCTTTATGACGTGATCGGCGGCTGGGGCATCACTGCCCAGCAGTTCGTCTCTGACTGTAAGGAGGCAGGGGTATTTGAGGCCAGCGCGGTGGATTTGCATATCCACAGCCCGGGCGGCGATGTCATGCAGGGTTTTGCCATCTACAACACCCTGTCGCGGCTGAAAGCGAAGGTGGATATCTGGGTAGACGGCGTGGCGGCCAGCATGGCCTCGATGATTGTCTGCCTGCCCGGCGCCACGGTGCACATGCCGGAGAACGCCTGGATTATGGTCCACAAACCGTGGGGCGGCATTGCCGGTGACTCTGACGATATGCGCGACTATGCCGCCTGGCTTGACCGGAATGAAGCCCTGATGCTCAGCGCCTACATGAACAAAACCGGACTGGGACAGGAGGAGCTGGAAGCGATGCTGAAAGCGGAGACCTGGCTTAACGGTGCCGAAGCGGTGGAAAAAGGTTTTGCCGACACGCTTGAACCTGAACTGCAGGCCGCGGCCTGTGTGAATGAAAATAAACTGAAGGATTACCAGAACATGCCAGAACAGATTAAATCCCTTTTTGCGCCGCGCGCCGAAGCTCCGGTGAATCAACCACAGCAGCCTGCCCCCGTACAACAGCCCGCGCCGGTACAGGCAAACCTGAACCCGCCAGCGCCACAACAGCCTGTGCAGCAGATGGCAAACATCGATATCACCGCGCTGGCCCAGCAGCTGCAGCAGCAGATGCAGACGGCGAACGCGGAGCGCGTGAATTCCGTCTCAGCCGTGTTTGAGGCGTTCCCGGCCTTCGCGACGCTGAAGGCGGAATGCCTGGCCGATTTCTCCTGCAACGCCGAAAAGGCCCGCGACAAACTGCTGCAGGCGCTGGCAGCGGGTACCACCCCGAGCGCCGGTCCGGGGGCCATTCACCTTTATGCCGGCAACGGTAATCTGGTGGGGGACTCCATCCGCGCGGCTATCATGACCCGGGCGGGGTATGCGCAGGCTGAGAAGGATAACGCCTACAACGGTTACACCCTGCGTGAGCTGGCGCGCGCTTCCCTGGTGGATCGCGGCATCGGTATTTCCGGTCACTCAGCACCGCTGGCGATGGTTGGCCTGGCGTTCACCCACAGCAGCAGCGATTTCGGCAATATCCTGATGGATGTGGCTCATAAAGCCGCGCTGATGGGCTGGGATGAGGCCAGCGAAACCTTTGACCAGTGGACCCGCAAGGGCACGCTGACCGATTTCAAAACCGCGCACCGCGTCGGCCTGGAAGCCTTCCCGACCCTGCGTAAGGTGCGTGCCGGGGCGGAATATAAATATGTCACCCTGAAAGATCGCGGCGAACCGATTGCCCTGGCAACTTACGGCGAACTGTTCAGCCTTGACCGTCAGACCATCATCAACGATGACCTGGACATGCTGACCCGCATTCCAATGGCGATGGGCGGCGCGGCGCGTGCCACCATCGGCGATCTGGTATGGGCGGTGCTGACCAGCAACCCGAAAATGTCGGACGGCAAGCCGCTGTTCCATGCCGATCACGGCAACCTGGTGGCAGCTGACCTGAGTATCGAAGGGCTGGATTCCGCACGCCAGGCGATGCTGCTGCAGAAATCCGGCGATCGCCGCCTGAACATTCGCCCGGCCTTTATGCTGACGCCGGTAGCAATTGAATCCCGTGCCAACCAGCTCATCAAATCGGCCAGCGTGCCGGGTGCGGATGCGAACAGCGGCATTTCCAACCCGATCCAGAACTTCGCCACGGTACTTTCTGAGGCGCGACTGGATGACAGCAGCGCGACGGATTACTACCTGGCGGCTGCGAAGGGGCGTGACACCATTGAGGTGGCCTATCTCGACGGCATCGACACCCCGTATCTGGAGCAGCAGCAGGGCTTCACCGTTGACGGTGCCGCCTTCAAGGTGCGCATCGATGCCGGGGTGGCCGCGCTTGATCACCGCGGCATGGTGAAAGTGACCAAAAAATAACAACCGTCTTCTGACGGTTTTTTTATATCCGGGGGCGGCGTGTGTCGCCCCATAGCTTTGCGGAGAATCACAATGGCGACAAATTATTATCAGGACGGCACCACCATGGACTGGAGCAACAGCACGGGTAAGGACGTGAAATCTGGCGATCCGGTTGCGGTCGGCCAGTTTATGGGCGTGGCGCATGCGGATATCCCGGATGGCGGGGAGGGCGTTTTGCACACCACGGGGGTCTTTGTCCTGCCTAAAGTGGCGGACGAAACCTGGCCGCGCGGCACAAAACTGTACCTTAACGATGCCGGGCTGCTGACGGCGGTGAAGCCTGCCGACGATGCGCTGGTGGTGGCGGGCACGGCGTGGATCACCAACAACCCCGGCGAAACCGAAACCCGCGTGCGCCTGGGGTTCTGATGAACCGCTTTCGTCAACGCCTGTTAAAAGCAGATGCCCGGATCTCCCGGGCATTTGCCGAAGAGGTGCCAGCTGTCCTCTACATTGGCAGTGAGCTGCGTCCTGTCACCGTGATTTTTGAGACGCCGGATGCGCCGGTTGATGTGCAGGGCGGGGGGCAGATTCAGGATCGGGCCCCGGCCTTCAGCGTGATGACCGCCGATATCGCGGGGCTTGAGAAGCACCACGAGGTGGAAATTAACGGTACCGCTTACCGCGTAACGCACGTTGGTGCCGATGAAGAAGGGCGGACCCGCATCACCCTGGCGTATGGTGCACCGGGCAAACCGCAGCCGGAAATCAACAAGTGGAGCTGATATGGCGCGTGAATCCAGACTGCGACGGGATTTACCCGTCGATATCGATGTGGATGCCATCTGGCGGATTGCGGAGCACATCGGTGCCACCCATAAGCAGTTTCGCGCGGCGTATTCCCGGGCCCTGAAACGTACCGCCGCCACGCTGCGTAAAAAAGCCATGGCAGACCTGAAAGACGGGCTGGCCCCCCGCAGTCTGGATCTGGTCCGCCGTCGTCTGCTTTCCTTTCGTCTTGATCGCTCCTCTCAGTCAAAACTGGATAACTTTCGTCTCTGGTTTGGCCTGAATGCCATCAAGGTAAAAGACCTGAAAGGCCGGATTAACGGGCGGGTAAGGCCACACCATACCCGGCGGGATAAATCCACCGGACGGTTTATTAAGGCGCGGCGCCAGGCGGAGAACGCCGGTTTTACCCCAAAAGGGAGCCTGCTTTCACCGCGCACGTATGAAAACGGTGAAGTGGCACGCTCCCGTCGGGAAAACAGGCGGACAGTGGTCATTCGCGATCCTGACACCCGGCGGACCCGCGAAGCGGAAATTGATATTTATGAGCCGATGCTGAACTACATCGAAGATAACGCCTTTGCCGAGGCGATGGAGATTTTCATGCATCACTTTGAAACCGATCTGCGCGGGCGTGTGAAAGCCCGTATTTCTGTCTGAGGTTAACCATGGCCGAGCCATTGCTGCTGGGGCAGTACCACGATGCAGTCACCGGCGCGCTGAAAAAAATTGACTGGGTGCGCGACGCCGATGCCTATCCGGAAAAAAATGTCCCCCGCTTTACCGGGCTGACAACGCCGGCGGTGTATTTCTCCATTAACGGCTGGGAGCAGGGTGGAGGCAACGAGGGGCAGCTCAACGTTAATTTGTCCTGCGATTTGTTCGTGGTGGTGGATGCGGCCGGCGCGGGTGTCAGCCGGCCGGAAATTTTCCTGCGCACGGCGGCCGCAGATATCACCCAGTGGATTGATGGCCAGCTGTTCGGCCTGACCAGTCTGGAGCCCGCCGTGTTTATCGATGCGTCACGCGATGAGTTTGATCCGCGCATGGATGATTATCTGGTCTGGCGGATTTCCTTCACACAGTCAGCGGCCTTTGGTACGGATCCGTTTGCGCAGATCAATGCCCCGCTGAATGCCGTCTGGCTCGGTAAGGCGCCGGATATCGGTCGGGCACATGTGGACGATTATCAGCTGATTTACGAGGCGAAACCCGATGAGTGATATTGAGGGCGATTTACAGCGCCGCCTGGCAAACATTGTCCGGCGCGGGGTTATTCATTCCGTTAAGCATGACGGTATACCGAAATGCCGAGTGGATCTGGGCGACATCACCACCACCTGGCTGCCGCTCTGCCAGGGCTTTTCGGGTACTAACCGGGCTGACTCCAATCCGTATGCGGTCGGGGATGCAGTCACGGTACTGTCGGAGGCGGGCGAGCTGAATAATGGCCGGGTGTTTCCCGGCTGGAATACCGGCGGTCTGCCGGTGCCGGAGGGCAGCGACAGCGAGCATATAACCCGTTACGGCGACGGTACCGAGATCCGCTATGACCGTGCCGCGCATGCCCTGACCATCACTCTGGCGGAGGGCGGGACCTACAAAATCATCGGAAAAGGTACGCTGGACGGTCCGGTGGAAATTACCGATACCCTGACCGTACAGGGGAAAACGCAGATAAACGCCGACACAAACGTGGCCGGGAATATCGGTGCAACCCAGGAGATTTCGGACGGTACCGGGAAAATGAGCGGGATCCGCGAAACCTACAACCGCCATGATCACAAAGAAAATGGTGACGGCGGTGGTACCACAAATCCCCCCAATCAAAAAATGTGACCTGCCGCGGCAGGTTTTTTTATGCCTGGAGAAAATGAATGGCGAATTTACATGGTGTGGAAACGATCGAACTGACATCCGGTACGGTCGCGGTCACGACGATCCAGACGGCCATCATCGGTCTGGTGGGTACCGCGCCGGATGCCTCTGCCGGGACACCGGCAGCGGGTACCGTCGGGACGCCTATTCTGGATAACGTTGTGGAGTTTGCCGCGACGATCGCTGGCAGGGCGGGCAATGTCCTGTCGGTTGAGGCGGTATCCGGTGTTCCTGATGCAGAAAATCCCGCCGCAGTGGATACGACGGCTGTGTGGGACGCAACGGCATTAACGCTGACCATCACGCTGGGCTGTGATGACACTGGAAAGCTGACGGCAACCCCGGCAGACGTTGCTGCTGCCGTCGGCACAGTGGCGGATGTGAAGATGACGGCTAAGGGGAGCGGCAGCGGTATTGTCACACCGTTCAGCCTGCAGCTGTCCGGTGGCGAGGATGAGCCGTTCCCGCTGAATACGCCGGTGGCGATTGTCGGTACCACGATGCTTTCCCGCCTGGGTGATAAGGGCACGCTGAAACAGGCGCTGACTGAAATTAACGACCAGAGAAATGCCCTGACGGTGGTGATCCGTGTTGCTGAAGATGCTGATGCAGCAAAACAACGGGCGGCGGTGCTGGCCGGGATTGGTGCGCTGTCGTCTGCAAAATCGGTGACGACGTACCAGCCCCGTATCGTGATAGCACCGGGTTTCAGTGAAGATGATGCCGTGGGAAAGGCGCTGGAGACCGTTGCCGGCAAGCTACGCGCAGTGGCGTATGTAGACTGTGAATCCGGCGCCACACTGCAGGAAGTGGTGCAGCGTCGTCAGTCCTACGGCATGCGTACTGAGCTGCTGCGCCCGCGCGTTCAGGTCAGCAACGCTGACGGTCAGCTGGTCTACCGTCCGTATTCTGCCTTTGCGGCGGGGCTGCGTGCCCGTATCGACTTTGAGAAGGGCTGGTGGTGGAGTAAATCCAACCAGGACATTAACAATATCCTCGGCGTGGAGCAGATCGACGAGTTCATTCTCGGCGATGAAAACTGCGACGCCAACCTGCTTAACATGCAGAACGTCTCCACCATCATCCGCCGGGCCGGGTTTAAGCACTGGGGCAACCGTCTGTGCGGTACCAACCCACAGTGGCGCTTCGAATCGGTTCGCCGTACCGCTGACGTCATCGAGGACAGTATTCAGGAAACGATGCTGGAATACGTTGACCGTCCGCTTGACCGTGAAAATGCCGACGACATTATCGGCACCATCAACGCCTATATGCGCCAGCTGGTCGGGCTCGGTGCCATTTTTGGTGGCCGCGCCTGGCTGGATGAGGAGCTTAACACGGCAGAGAGCATGGCGGCGGGCGTGCTGTACATCAACTATGACTTTGGTCCGAAATCGCCGACTGAGCTTATCAGCCTGCGCGTCCGGGTGAATAACAACTATGCGCTTGAGGAGATGCTGGCAGCATGAGCGAGAAAAACACGTTACGCGTCTGGACCTTCTTCCGGCAGGGGATCCGTATTCAGGGCGCGCATGAATTTACACCGCCGGCACTGTCCATTGTCAAAACCGATCTGCGCACCGGCGCGCAGGATGCACCTTCTCCCGTGGATGACGGCATGGAGGCACTGACCTGCCAGCTGAAATTTTACGGGGTGGACGTGGATATGCTGACCGCCTTCGGTTTTGTCAGCGGCAGCCGTCCGCGCTTTACGGCGTATCAGGGCTATCTGGCGAACGGTACCGCGCTGGGCACCATTGAGGAGATCGAGGGCTTTGTGCAGACCGTCACCCCAGATGCGCGGGGCAAGGACAGCCTCTCGGAAAACGCTGTCACGGTGGATATCGCCGTGAGCTATTACCGCCAGACCAAAGACGGCCGCGAACTCTTTGCCATTGATACTGAGCGCTTCGCGCGACGCGTAAATGGCGTGGATGTGTTATCCGGCCTAGCGGCCAAAGTCCGCCTTTAATTCAAAAAACTGACAACGGCCTGCGGGCCGTTTTTTTATGGAGATAAACATGTCTTTTCCAGGTGAAACCCGCGTTATCAAACTGTATTCCCCCGTCACGCTTGAAAATGGCAGTGCGCTCAACCAGGTGACGCTGCGTGAGCCGCTGGTGCGTGACCGCATTACTTTTTCCAAAGACCGCGGCAGCGAAGAAGAAAAAGAAGCGCGCATGATTGCGCTGCTGTGCAACCTCAGTGAGCAGGATATCTGGCTGCTGACGGCGGCGGATTATGCGCAGCTGCTGGACGCGTTTAATGTTTTTATGCTCCCGCCCGGGGAGCGTCCGAAAGAGGATTAATTCAGGCGATACGTTTTCTCGGGCGGCGTCTGCATTTTCCCATGACGGAATATCTGGAGATGCCGTTCAGCGTGTTTTCTGATTTTCTCACCGACGAAGTGGAGGCGGTAAATCGTGGCCGGATTAAGCCAGAACCTTAAGGCCGTCATTACCTTTGGCGGCAATATCGACAGTTCATGGAGCCGTTCTGCGAACGGCCTGCAAAAGAACCTGAAGGATGTCGGTAAGCAGTCAGAAAAGCTGACGAAAGACCAGGCGAAGCTGGCAGCGGAAATCAAGCGGGCAAAGCTCGCCGGGCAGAGTCTTGGCGAGCTTAAACGGCGTTACAGCGACGTATCCCGCGAAATTCGCAAAACCGAAGCCGAGCAGCAGAAGCTGAACCAGCAGATGCAGAAGGCACAGCGGCTGGCGGCCTTCAAGGGGGCCGGTAAGGGGCTGTTTCGCCGCGGACTGGGTATCGCCGGTCAGCTGGGTGGCATGGTGGCGCCGGGGCTGGCGATCGGCGGCGGCGGGGTGGTGGCTTCCGCACTGGGCACCCTGATTGCCCCGGCGGCCACCAACGCGGAGACGGCCCGGCGTGCCGGTGTGGCGAAAAGCTATGGCGTTGATATTCCGACGTTTGATGCCTGGGATACGCTCGCAAAACAGTACGACATGAACGGGGAGAACATCGGCGATCTGTTCGAGGAGTATCTGCACAAGGCGGGGGAGTACAAGCAGAACGGCAAGCAGGGATCGCTGCAGGACGCGTTTGAAACGCTGGGATTTAAGGCGGGGGATTTTGCCGGGCTCAGCGACATGGCGCAGTTTGAGAAAATCGTTGAGCGTGCGCTCAGCCTGCAGGATGAATCGAAAGCCTCGTTTGCGCTGGATTCCCTGTTTGGCGGTGAGGCCAGTAAACTGCTGATGCTGCTTAAGCAGTCCGGGAAGAGTTACCGCGATCTGATGGACGAGCAGCGCCGGTATAACCTGGTCACGAAAGAGGGTGCAGAAGGTGCGATGGAAGGCAACCGCGCCATTACCAACCTTCAGACGGTCTTTTCTTCTGCGGTGGCGGAAATCTCCGGCCAGCTGGGTAACGAACTGGCGCCGGATGTACGCCGTCTTACTGATGATCTGGCGGAGTGGTTTAAAGGCGGCGGGATCAAACGCATCGTCAGTTTCCTGCGTAATGATCTCTATCCGGGCGTGCTGACGTTCGGGCAGGGGATAGTCTTTGTCGGGAAGGTGGCGTACGCGCTGGCAAAAAAACTGTCCTGGCTGCTGCCGGATGAGCGCAGCGATCAGCGGGATGTCCTTAAATCGCTGGCCATGACCGGCTCGGTCGATATCGCCCGGATGACGGCGCAGCGAAACGGCCAGGGAGAATGGTTTGAACAGCAGCTGAAGGAAAAGCCGGACCTGCCTGACGATGTGAAGCAATCTTACCGGGATACGCGGGGCTTTTTCCGTGATGACGAGGAGACATTCAACACCACCCTTGATAAGTATCTGACCCCGGAGAACAGCGGCGGACTGTTCGGGCCGGATGGGTTAATGAAGCCGGTACAGCAGCCTGTCACGCCAGGTACCGGCCCGACGGTATGGGATAATTATCCCCGGACCCTGCTGGCGCCATTACCGCCAGAAACATCCCCGCAGGTGGTACCGGGTATAACGGAGCAAGACTCACGCCGGCAGACCGCCGTACCGCGTACCGTTCCGCTTTCCGCTAATGCTGACGGCGGCCGGGGGAATGCCGGCACGGATGCGGAAGGTCGCTGGGATATGTTGTTGCAGAAACTGGATGCAGCGGATGCCGCACCCGCGCCCCGGCAACTGACAGACAATCGCCGGTTCGAATACCGGTTTGAAATTCACGGCGCACCGGGGCAGGACGAGCGGGGGATTGCTGACGAGGTGAAGGCTGTGACGAAAAGCAGCCCGGCTTTTACGGGTAATAGCAGCATGCTGGACGGAGGGCAAATCTGGTGAGTGAAATCATTCCTGTCTTTGAAGACTTCGGGCAGGCAGGGGCCAGCGCGGCGCGTGGAGCACAGGCCGCCCGGGTGATGATGATGCTGGGCGATTTTGCCTTTTCCATCGATACCACAGCCTATAACCAGCTGACCCGTGAGGCCAGCTGGCGATGGAGCGAGCAGGAGCGAATCGGCAAACAGGACCTGCTGCAGTACACCGGCAAGCCAGGGCGAACTGTCCGGCTTGAAGGTGAATCGCATGCCTTCTTTCGTAAGGGGGTGGATGCCGTTAACGATCTCTACGATCTCGCCGACCAGAACAAGCCACAGCAGCTGGTCAGCGGTGAAGGGGATGTGCTGGGCTGGTGGGTGGTGATCGACTTCTCCGACACGACAAACCGTTTCCTGCCCGGTGGCGGCCACCGAAATAAAAACTGGACGATGACGCTGAAACATTATGCCGACGACATATCAAACCCGTGACGGTGATGTGCTGGATGCCGTCTGCGCTTTGCATTACGGCACGGAAAACCTGTCTTATATCGTGACACAGGTGCTTGAAGCGAATCCGGGGCTGGCTGATGCCGGCGCGGTTTATCCGTCAGGTCTCTTTATCACCCTGCCGGATCTGGCACCGCCGGTTCAGGATTCCGCCTTCAGCCTGTGGGATTAATATGACTGAACAGATTGTTAAACCGGAATACGCGCCGGCGTTCAGCGTCAGCGCGGAAGGAAAGGATATCACCCGCGCGCTGCAGCAGAGCCTGGCAGAGATCACGCTGACCGATTACGGCGGCGCCACGGCAAAAGCGGATGAGCTGAAAATCACGTTACTCTCAGAAACCCTTCCTTTACCGACAAAAGGCGCACGGCTACGCGTGGCGCTGGGTTTCAACGACCAGCTGGTGGATAAGGGCTGGTTCGTGGTCTCCGGAGTCGGCAGCAGTGGTCCGCCACGGCGCGTGGAAATTTATGCCACGGCCGCCCCCATGAACGCGCAGAAACAGCCCGGTGATGTGCTGAGCCAGAAGACCCGAAGCTGGGATAATCTGCGACTGGCGGATCTGGTAAAAACCGTGGCCACCGAAAACGGTCTGGTACCGAAAGTGGCCACGGAGCTTGCGAATATCCGTATTGACCATGTTGATCAGGTAGCAGAGTCTGACGCCAACCTGCTGACCAGACTGGCCCGGACCTGGAACGCCGTCAGCAAACCCTCCGGCGGGTACTGGCTTTTTCTCCGGCAGGGCGCAACGGCTAACGCCTCAGGTGAGCAGACCGGGGAACTGGTTATCATTCCGGAAGAAGTCTCAAACTGGTCATACAGTGAGGGCGAGCGGGGGAGTTCTACGGGGAAAGCGACCGGCAGCAGCGGTAAGTCATCGGGCAAAATCGGGGTTCGCTATTATGATGAAGCGGACGGGAAGACCAAAACCACCACGGTTGACCATGACGGCCCCTCGATGGCGAATCCCTATACCCAGCCCGCAAAGGCCACTGCTGACCAGCAGGCTAAATCGAAAAAAACGCAGGCCCGTCGCAATGAGCAGAAAATGACGGTGACAGGACCATGCCGCCCGAAGCATGTCCCGCTCACAGCAGAATCCGGCGTCACCACGTCCGGCTTTGGCGAGCGGGAAGATCGTGCCTGGGTGGTGGAATCGCTGGTCTATTCCCTGACGCCTGCCGGGTTCAGCTACACGTACAACCTGGTGGTTGATATCCGCAAGCCTGCAAAATCCTCTAAAAAATCCGGCAGCAAGGATAAAACCGGCCCGGATTATTTCGGTTAACTCTCCGCCGCCTGGCGATCCTCATACGGAAAAACATTATGAACGGTGTAAACAGCCGGACCGGTAAACGCCTGTCCGGCAGCGATCATTTGCGCCAGTCCGTCAGCGACATCCTCTCCACGCCGCTCGGCAGCCGCGTTCTGGTGCGTGATTACGGCAGTGACCTGTTTTCGCTGGTGGACAACCCTCGCGACGATCTCACCCGACTGAGGATTATCGCGGCCACGGCTTCAGCGCTGGCACGCTGGGAGCCCCGGTTGCGGGTTACGCGTGTGATGGTCACTTTCCCGGCCGATGAAACAGGGTGTGTCGTCGATATCGAGGGGATCAACAAAGAGAATAATCTTCCCGTCAGCACCGGAGGCATACAGATTTATGGCAAGTAGTTACGACGTAATTAACCTGTCCGCGCTGGCGGTACCGGATGCCATTGTGGTACCGGATGCCGCCGATATTTTTACCCGCTGGCTGGCGCGCCTGCGCGAACTGGATCCGGAGTTCGACGCCCTGGTCGAATCTGACCCGGCGTATAAACAGGGGGAGATCAACGCCTACCAGCTGACGCTGGCGTTTCAGCGTGTCAACGACGCGGTAAGGGCTGTTTTCCTTGCCAGCGCCAGAGGGGCCGATCTCGACCAGCTGGGGGCAGCCTTCAACGTTTCCCGCCTGGTGATTGACCCCGGCGATTCGGATGCGGTACCGCCCGTCGAACCTGTCTATGAAAGTGATGACGCTTTTCGAGAGCGTATCCAGCTTTCGTGGGCGCAGCTGAACACTGCCGGCGCGCGCAACGCGTACCGCTTTCATGCCAAATCGGCCGATAACGATGTGCTGGACGCAGATGCCTACGGGCCGGAGACCCATAACCGACCCGGTGAGGTGGATGTGTATGTGCTGTCGCGAACGGGAAATGGTGAGGCCGGGATAATCCTGATCGAATCCGTGATGAACACCCTGAGTGCCGATGAAGTCAGGCCGCTGACCGATTATGTGAGCGTGAAAAGTGCCACTGTTGCCAGCTATGCCGTCACGGCTGAACTTGATATACCTGATGGCCCGGATGCGCAGACGGTGCTGGAGAATGCCATCAGCACGCTGACGAGTTATACCCAGCTTTCCCATCGTATTAACGCCATCGTACCGCTTTCAGCGATTTACTCAGCGCTACAGCAGCCAGGCGTATCGAGAGTCAGATTGATCAGCCCGACGGCCGATCTGGAAGCGGCTGCCGGGCAGGCCCCGTGGTGCAGCGCGATAAACGTCACGCGTAAAGGAGGCACCAGTGGATAAATTTCGATCCCTCCTTCCCCCTTCAGCCATTCACCCGGAGCGGGCACTTGAGCAGGCCAGTACGGAGCAGATCACCGGGCTGGACACGGACATGGTCCGGAAGGTGAAGAATCCTGATACCTGCCCCGCACATCTGCTGCCCTGGCTCGCCTGGGAATTTGCGGTGGATTCATGGGAAGACGCCTGGACGGAGGAGGAAAAGCGGCAGGTGATTAAGGATGCCGCGTACGTCCATCAGCACCGCGGTACCGCCGGTGCGGTCAGACGGTCACTGAGTGCCGTCAGCCTGCCGACGACCGTCGTGGAGTGGTGGGAGGATGAGCCCCGCAAGCCCCCGTATACCTTCCGGGTGGAGGTCTACAGCCTCCAGTCAATTGATGAGGCGCTGTATCAGCGCATACGCCGTCAGGTGGATAAAGCCAAAAACCTGCGCAGCCTGCTGACCACCATTGACGTGATCGCCGATCTGGGCGCGAAGGGAACCTATTACACGGGCGGTGCTGTCACCGCCTGGATTGATGTTGATATTGAGGCAGGAGCTTAGCCATGGCTGAAAAGTATTACAGCATTCTGACCAACAGGGGCAAGGAGCTGGAGGCGCAGTCCTCTGCGACCGGGAAGCCCGTCATTATCAAAGATTTTGTGGTGGGCGACGGGAACGGCCAGCCTGTTCTGCCGGATCCGGCACAAACGAAACTGGTTCGTGAGGTCTATCGCAATGCGATATCGGCGCTGCAGGTTTCGCCAGACCAGGCGAACCAGTTTATTGCTCAGCTGGTGTTAGCGACAGGTGTGGGCGGATTCGTTGTCAGAGAGGTTGGGCTGCTGACCGATGCAGGAGAGCTGTATTCCGTTGCGAACTGTGCGGCCATCGAGAAGCCGGAAAACGGTGTCAGCGTTAACCTGCAATACCGTCTGGCGGTCTCTGAAACTGCGAGCATTGAGCTGAAGGTGGCAACCGGCGATGGCCTGTTTCTTCGACAGGATGCGAACCTGAGCGATGTGAAGGACGCCTCTCTGTCACGAAAAAGCCTGGGCTTGAAAGGGGCGGCTGTTCTGGACGTTGGGAAAGTTGCCAATACTGTTGCGGCAGGCGATGACACGCGTATCGTTAATGCACTCCAGAAAAGTAACAACCTTTCCGATCTTACCGATAAGGCAAAAGCAAGGACTGCTCTGGAACTTAAAACTGCGGCGCAAAAAGATGTCGTAACATCGAAAACTGACGTGACCGCTGATCGAGTTTTAACTACTGGCTGGATGAGTCTCGGTGGATACGGTACAGATAATATGATTGCGGGCGCCGATGCACTAAAACCGCTGCGCAATGGTTTTTACGGCGTACAGACTGAGCCTACATATGGAAACGCTGCGCTGATTAGCTTTGGCTATGACTCAGGTTCGCAGGTTCATATTATTGCGAAGCAGAGCGGGCAGGCTCCAGTACTGGGTGTATGTGGCTCCACGCCTCAAGGGGTGTTTGGTAATTGGGGAAAAATCTATACTGAATTTCAGAAACCCACTGCCGGGGATGTTGATGCTGTATCAGCCTCGCAGGGCGGAACTTTCCAAAAACCGGTAATTTTTAATCAAGGATTTAATAGCAGGGGGAAAATCACCTGGGGGGATTACACACAAACTGTCGGATCTAGTTCCTATAACGCAATGGTAAATATTTTTGATTCAACTGAAAAAATTCGATGGGCATTTGGGCCTTATGTAAATAGTTGGTCAATATACGCTTACAATGCAGATGGTTCTTATAAAGGCTTAGCGTTCGGAATTGATCATACTACGTTTAACGCTACTGTTGGAGGAACGATAACCCCAGGCAATTACTCAAATTTTGATGGTCGATATGTATTAACGGATGGAGCCACATACGCAGGATTTGTGAACGGTGATGCAACTAGGCCATATATGCGCCATCGAGTTAGTAATGCAGTGGTTGAACTGGCGAAAAGAGGGGATTCATATACTAAAGTAGAGAGTGACGGACGCTACCAGCCAAAAGGCAACTACACCCCCGCAGGTGAGGCTTACACGAAGGCTGAAAGCAACGCTAGGTATCCAACAGGTTTTAGAATTGGAGCGAGGACACGATATAATGGTTCCGATTACGCATCAAAAATCCCACAAGGTGCGGTCAATATTTGTGATTTCACTGATGGCGACAACCGAATAAATGGGACGATGTACGCTTACCCTCAGTATCTCATTAATGGGAACTGGTATAATTTCTCTTGAGGAATAACATGAAATACATTGGGCATTTTAAATTGTATGCTCCGGATAACCCAGAAGTTCTTGGGGCTTCATATATAATGAATGAGTTTGGAGAGGATTGGTACACAATAGCTCACGACCATCAGCGGACAAAAGATAAGTATTATGCTGCTACAGATGCGGATGGAAATATCATGTGCATCACAGATGATGGTGAGTCTTTCTTCCCAAAAAATTTCAGTGCATGGGAAATTGAGAAAGAAGAAGCACCAGACAACATTCTTGTTGAAGGTTACAACGCCACCATTATTGATGGTGTCTATACCGTTAATTACATAAAAGCAGCAGAGGCTAAAAAAAACGCTTTACTTTCTGAGGCATCTAGAGAAATAGCGCCACTACAGGATGCTGTGGAGTTAGAGATTGCAACAGAAAAAGAAGTTCACCTTTTAAGAGAATGGAAAAAATATCGCGTACTGTTAAATCGGGTAGACCCGAATGAAGCACCGACGATAACTTGGCCTATCAAACCGCAGAGCTCTAAGTCAGACTAGATTTACTGCAACAAATCGATCCCGTACCAGCCCTACCTGATAGGGCTGCTGTTTCATTTGGTTGATTTATGGTATCATATGGCATATAACATAAATCTATGGTGTGTTTATGCTGATACCAAAATTTTTGAATTGGGAAGAATGTTCCCTTAATGAATATTCTGATATTTGTTTTAAGTATGGATTTAACTGCGAGTCTTCACCTCAATTTTTGTCGTTTATGTTAAAAAACAACGCGCCTCTTAAATTTTTTGCCTTCAGAAAAAAAGGAGAACCGCTGGGGGGCGCGTGTGTTGAAAATGGTTGGTTGGCAAATGATTATAAAAATAAAAGCAGAACCATTAAATCATTATTGATACCGAAGCAATCTATTTTCCTTCCGTTAAGGGAAGACAGTAAATATATATTACCTTTCAAGTCAAAATGCCTCCACCCTTTGCAAAAAAAACTATTTATCAATTCTTCTTATGAATTATTTAGTAAGAGAAAGGTTGCTATTGCTAAAAATCCAGTCAGTGATTTTTCGAAGAAAACTATATCAACTCGAGAACGTGAAATTAGAAAGTTCGTGGCAAGCGGTGGTTCGTTCAAACCAATCGGAGAAATAGAACCTGATAATCTGTTTGATATCTACAATGACTTATATAGAGCAAGAAGAAATAAGTCAGTGTCCGATCCAGAATTAAACAAGGTTTTTTTTAAAGAGTTTCATCATAGCTTCAAAGGTGAAATTATGATGATGGATGATGAACCTATTGCCATACAACTGCTTTTATCCGTGGAAAATGTTTCAAATATTTTTGTTGACTATATTAACATCGGCTATAAGACAAGCTCAAAAACTAATTCACTGGGCACAATCATGATGTGGCGAAACTTGTCTAGATTAAACTATGAAGCAGTGGAGTCAGGCAAGAATCTGTATTTTTCTTTTGGTCATATGTCAGGCGATTACAAAGAAAGGTGGTGTATTCCTGCATCTGTCGGTCGATCACTGATTTAGTCATTATCAAATATTAAAGGCGTGTTCATCTGGTTGATTGAACACGCCTGAGGTTCATAACTAATATGCTAGGCATAAGAGGGAGGCAAGCCACGGGCAGGCCGCTTTCGAAATTGGTGATGTAGGTAAGAAAACCGCCGCCTGTCGTGTGTAAGAACAGGCGGCGGCTGGCGGGTGGTCGTTCGATAGTGCGAGTATTGAATGGTTACCAGCCAGCGCGCATTTTACCAGCGGATGATTAGCAGGCAACGCTTGGGAAACGACTGCTTGCAATTTTAGTTGCAGTGGATATGGCGTAGGCCGCCTCTTTGAATAAGCGGGGTGAGGCAAGCTCCCATTGACCGTCTTTATGAACGAAAAGCAAGTAATCCTGGAAGGTGTCTGGATCACGGACAACAGCAAAGGTGAGCATATCACCTGAGGCATTCGGCAATCGGTTGTCAGGCGGGAAGTAGATGCGCGCGCCTGCGATGATTATATTGTCCATACTAGAAGAACCAGTCATCAGCAGACTCCCATGTTTCTTTCAGTACGCTCTCGACCTTTTTCTTCGCTGAATCCTTATCGATCGTCCGAAGAACTGACAGACCATCGCTCCCGGCTGATTTGACGATCACTTCAACATCCTGGTATTCCTTGCTTAAGCGTCTTTCCATTTCAGCTTGCAGCGCAGCGGGAGCTTTGCTGGGAAGCTGTGAGAACTTCTCTTTTGCAATACTGATTTCGACACGCAT